TCCGGGCGTCGATGAAGACGGCTTCGGTAGTGAGAGAGGATATAAGTGCCTAACCGGTTCGCCTCTGGTAAGTACGCGATTTCGCAGTGTGACCGCTGCGGCTTTCGCTACAAGCTGAAGGAACTGAGGTCGCTCGTCATCAAGACGAAGAACGTCAACATCCTTGTGTGCCCCACCTGCTGGGAACCCGATCAGCCGCAGCTTCAACTGGGTATGTACCCGGTGGATGACCCACAGGCGCTGCGCAACCCGCGCCCCGATACGACCTACCGGCAAGCCGGTTTGACGGGGTTACGCACTCAGCCAGTTACACAACCGACCGAGGATACTGACGCGTTCGGTACCCCTTCGCAAGGTAGCCGAATCATTCACTGGGGGTGGAACCCTGTGGGTTTTCAAAATCCCTTGGGTTTGTGGGGTCTTCCTGATACATTGGCAGGCAGTGGTCAGGTCGGTACCGTGACTATTCAGACGACGGAGAATTGATATGGCTAAGGGTGGTAAGACTAACGACCAGATGCTGAAGCTCGGACGTAACCTTGCTAAGGTTGCGAACCAGAAGAGCGGCAAGAAGCCGATCAAGGATATGGGAAAGGTCGATAAAAATGGATAACGTCAATCAGCCCAAGCCAGCGCATAACCCGCTGGGCAACAGCGGCTACCCGAACAACGTACCTAACACCCAGACCGTGAAGACGCGCGGGACCGGTGCGGCTACCAAAGGTACGCATAGCAGCAAGAAGCTTGGCTAATGAACTACGCTCAGCTTGTCGAAACCATTAAGGGTTACACCGAAAACGACTTCCCGGACACGGTGGGGTCGGGCGGACTCACTTCGACTGAGCAAATTAATACGTTCATTGTCAACGCCGAAGAGCGTATCTTCAACACGGTCCAGCTTCTGGACCTACGCAAGAACGTGACGGGCAACTGCACGGCGAGCAACAAGTATCTCTCGGTCCCCTCGGACTGGCTGTCCAACTTCTCTCTGGCGGTGATTGACCCGGTCACGGGTGATTACGAGTATCTGCTGAACAAGGACGTTAGCTATATCCGGGCTGCCTATCCGTCGCCTACCGATACCGATAAGCCGCTCTATTACGCGTTCTTTGATGTGGATTCCTACATCCTCGGACCCACGCCAGACCTGAACTACCAGTTTGAGCTGCATTATTTCTACTACCCGCAGTCCATCACAGAGGCGGGTACGTCGTGGCTTGGCGACAACTTCGAGTCCGTGCTTCTTTACGGCGCGCTGCTAGAAGCGTATACGTTCATGAAGGGTGAAGCTGATGTAATCGCCGGATACCAGAAGCGGTACGACGAAGCATTGGCTATGCTCAAGCAGCTTGGCGAAGGGAAGAATCGTCAGGATATGTATCGCACGCCCCAAGTGCGCTACCCGGTGAGGTGATATGATTGACTCCGTAGGAACAATGCTGGGCGGCGACGTGATGGTGATGACCACGCAAGGCCGTGGCTTCACGCCCGAAGAGATTGCTGAACGTGCTCTCGACAAGATCATCTATGTTGGGGGCAACTCCCATCCGGCTATCAGGGACCAAGCGGAGGCGTTCAAGGACTCCATCCGCCAAGTGCTCGTCTATTACATGCACGAGGCTGTCCGGTCCCATAACGTGACTCTGGTGAACAAATTTCACAAGGCCGGGCACTCAGAGTTCATCCCCATCTTAGACAGTTAAGGAGACCTACATTGGCTATTACGCAGGCAATGTGCACCAGCTTCAAGGCTCAGCTTATGCTGGCTGTGCACGACTTCCGCCCCTCGGGCGACACAGGTGCGGACGTCTTTAAGTTGGCGCTGTACTCGTCCACTGCTTCGCTTGATGCGAACACCACGACGTACACCTCATCGAACGAAGTTTCGTCGTCGGGCACCAACTACACCGCTGGCGGCGGCTCGCTGACCAACCTCGGTGTGACGGCAGTCAATACGAACTCGGAAACGGGTACGGGCTTTGTTGACTTCGGTGACCTTACCTTCGCTAACGCGACCATCACGGCTCGCGGCGCGCTGATCTATAACACCACGCCTTCGGCTAACTCGAACGCCAACACGGCGCTGACGAACGCCTCGGTTGCGGTGCTGGATTTTGGTTCGGACAAGACGGCGACGAACGGTGACTTCACCATCATCTTCCCGACCGCCACTAACACCACGGCCATCATTCGGATCGCTTAATGATCGAAGAACTTATCAGCCGAGTGTTTTATGCTCGCAACGTGGCGCATTTCGAACATTGGACTGCCAATGGGGTCGGTGCGTTTGCGCGGCATGAAGCACTCGGCAAGTTCTACGATGAGGTGATCGACGCCATCGACAAGCTCGTCGAGGCGTATCAGGGTGCATTTGAACTGGTGGGGGGCATCAAAGCCCCCAAAACCAAGGCGGATGACATCCTGCTTATTTTGATCGAAGACGCTGCGTGGATCGAGAAAAACCATGAGGTTATCTGCAAGGGCAACCGGGCGGTAGCCAACCTCGTTGACGGGGTGACGGAAGTTTATCTCACTACGATCTACAAGCTTCGCAACCTGATGTGAGGTAGTAGATGGCTCTCGTTCTCGCAGATCGCGTAAAAGATACGACCACTACGACCGGCACTGGGTCAGTCACGCTTAGTGGCTCGCCTCCCGCTGGCTTTCAGTCGTTCGGCGCGGCTATCGGTAACGGCAATACCACCTACTACACCATCTCAGGTGGCAGTCAGTTTGAAGTCGGTATCGGCACATATAACAGCGCCGGTCCTACGCTCAACCGCGATACGGTGCTCTCTTCGAGCAACAGCGGCAGCCTCGTCAACTTCTCGGCGGGCACTAAAGACGTCTTCGTCACCTACCCGGCTGAAAAGTCAGTCAATGAGGACGCGACTGGTAACGTCAACATCGACATCACCGGCAACGCAACGACGGCTACGCGGGCTACTAACCTAGCTGCTGGCGCTGCGGGCTCTGTCCCTTACCAGACGGCGGCTAACACCACGGCGTTCCTTGCATCGGCTTCTGGTGTCCTTGTTGGCGGTAACCCACCGACGTTCTCCACGACCCCGACGCTTACAGGTACGAACTTCACTGCAATCCCTAACGCTGCGCTGAGCAATAGTTCGGTTACCATCGGCAGCACAGCCGTGGCCCTCGGCGCTACATCTACAACTCTTGCTGGTCTGACCTCGGTTACGCTGACTCAAGACCCGACGCTGGCGCTGCAAGCGGCAACCAAGCAGTATGTAGATACAGTAGCCTCAACCGGTATTCACTTCCACCAGCCGGTACGGGTCGAGTCACCGGCCAACCTGAACGCGACGTACAGCAACGGCACTGCCGGAGTTGGCGCTACCCTAACCAATGCTGGCACTCAAGCTGCGCTGGTTATTGATGGTGTGACGCTCAGTGTCGCTGACCGCGTTTTAATTTACCAGCAGACGACACAGACGCAGAACGGCATCTACGTTGTGACAAGCGTAGGTTCTGTCTCGACCAACTGGGTACTGACGCGCTCCAGTGACGCGGACACTTTTGTCAGCGCTAGCCCAGCCGGTTTGAGCGAAGGCTCGACCGTGTTTGTCCAACAAGGCACGACCGGCGCAGGTGGGACCTACACCTGCAACACTCCGGGTACGATTACGTTTGGCACGACAAACATCACGTTTGTTCAAATCTCTGACGCGCAGATTTACTCGGCTGGCACCGGCCTGACGCTCACTGGCACGCAGTTCAGCCTCACCTCACCTGTAGCTACGACGCTAGGCGGTACAGGTCTGACGACGTTTACAGCGGCTAACCGCGCGCTCTTCTCGTCTGGTACCACGACACTGACGACTGGTACGCTCCCCGTTGCTGCTGGTGGTACGGGGCAGACGTCCTACACGGACGGCCAGTTACTGGTTGGGCGCACCTCAGATGGTGAGTTGGTCAAGGCCACCCTGACTGCCGGTACGAGCATCAGCGTCTCCAACGGCGCAGGGTCCATCACGGTTACCAACACCGCACCAGATCAGGTCGTCAGCCTCACTGGCGGCGGCACTACCGTTATCACGGGTAGCTACCCTAACTTCAACATTACCTCCAACGACCAGTTTGTTGGCACGGTAACCAGCGTCGGTGGTACTGGCACGGTTAGTGGGATCACCCTTACAGGCACGGTCACTTCTACGGGCAACCTTACCCTTGGCGGTACGCTGAGCGTTGACCTTGCTTCTGCAACGGTTACGGGCACTCTTCCGGTCGCCAACGGCGGCACGGGCGCTACAACGTTTAGCACTGGCGCTGTTTTGGTGGGTAATGGCACCTCTGCGGTGTCATCTGTATCTCCCGGTACGGCCAGTAATGTGCTAACGTCGAACGGATCGGCGTGGGTGTCGCAAGCGCCACCTGCTGCTGGTGTAACTCAAGCACGAGCCACCGGTATTAACTTCATCTACGGGCTATAAGGACTGGACTATGGCGGCTCCGAATATCCTCAGTCTTACGACTGCTACAGGCAAAACGACGTACTTTACGCCGTCAGGCACTACGGCTGTGGTCCTCCTCCAGAACGCTGCGTCAAGTGGTAAGGTCCTCAAGGTCAATTCGCTTGTCGCGGCTAACGTGGACGGCACGAACGCGGCAGACTGCACGGTGTCTTATTACACCAACGGCGGTGTTGCTCAGGGGTCAGCCCCCTCTGGCGGCACGGCCTTCCCGATTGCTTCGACCATCTCAGTCCCGGCTGACGCCTCGCTTATCATCATCGACAAGACCACGCAGATTTACCTTGAGGAAAACACCTCCCTCGCGGTGACCGTGGGCACAGCCAGCGACATTACATTTGTGGTTAGCTACGAAGAACTTAGCTAAGGACGGCGTAGATGCCACTCAGCAAATTTCAGGGCGGCATCCTCGGCGTAGGGTTCAACCCGCTTCAGGCTCCGAACGCGCCGACGATTGGCACGGCTACGGGCGGTAACGCCTCCGCGACCGTGACGTTTACTGCGCCTGCGAACGTCGGCGGATCGGCGATCACCGGCTACACCGGGCGCAGCACCCCAGACAACGTCGCCGCGACTGCATCCGCGTCACCCCTGACGTTCTCCGGCCTGACCAATGGCACCAGCTACACGTTTAACGTCTTTGCCTTGAACAGCTACGGCCCCTCGCCTGTGAGCGGGGCGAGTAATAGTGTTACGCCTGTCGTGCCGCAGTACATCGCCGTGGCGCACACCACAACACCCTTTGTTACCGCCTACCCTTGGAGCGGCTCCGGCTTTGGCACTAAGTTTGCTGACCCTGCTACACTACCTACGGGAAACGGCCAAGACGTAGCTTTTACTTCTTCTGGCAATGCTGTTGCGGTGGCGCACGTTACCTCTCCGTTTATCACCGCCTACCCTTGGAGTGGCAGTGGCTTCGGCGCGAAGTTTGCCGATCCCGCCACACTGCCTGCTGGGACTAGCGTCGCGGTTGCGTTCAGCCCGTCTGGTAACGCCATTGCTGTTGGCCATCAAACGTCGCCTTTTATTTCTGCGTATCCGTGGTCCGGTTCCGGGTTCGGCACAAAGTTTACTAATCCGGCTACGTTACCTACGAACGATGGTGAAGGCGTTGCTTTTAGCCCATCGGGGAACGCGCTTGCAGTAGCCCAAGGATCAACATCGCCGCGAGTTACAGTTTATTCTTGGAGCGGCTCAGGCTTTGGGACAAAGTTTACAGACCCCGGTACGCTGCCCTCAGGGCAGAGTTTTTCAGTAGCGTTCAGTCCAGCAGGAGATGCCATCGCCGTAGCGCACAACGTGACACCTTTTGTCACGGCATACCCTTGGAGCGGCTCCGGTTTTGGTACAAAGTTTGCTGATCCGGCTACGTTGCCGACTGGCGTTGGCACGGGCGTAGCATTCAGCCCAGCAGGTAACGCTATCGCAGTGGCGCACAACACAACGCCCTTCATCTCAACCTACCCTTGGTCTGGCTCTGGCTTTGGCACTAAGTTTACTAACCCCGCTACACTGCCTACGGGCAATGGCCAAGACGTAGCCTTCACACCCGCTGGGGATGCCATAGCCGTGGCGCACAGCACAACACCTTTTGTTACCGCCTACCCGTGGTCTGGCTCTGGCTTCGGTACTAAGTTCACCAATCCAGCTACTCTGCCAGCTAGCACTGGCAACGGCGTAGCGTTCATCTAATGGAGCACAACGCATGATCGACCTCAACGAAGAACGCATCAAAATCCTCACTGACGCCTACGAGCACCGTCAGCGTGAGGTCATGCATCACCAGATCAACATCAACAACTATCAGTTGGCGCTGGCGGAGATCGCCGAGAAGCACCCCGAAGACGAGGCCATGGCGGAGTTCGCTAACCGCCTGCGCGACCTCCTTGCAAGCTCAATCATCGAGCAGGCGAAGGAGATCATCATGCGCGACGTGATGGCAAAGCAACTGGCATGACCATGCGCTCCTTCCACACAGGTAACCTCTAATGCCAAATTACAGCGGGAGATGGAACCTCGTCCAACAGCTTCAGGCCGTCGCGGCTGGGAATTGGCCTATATTTGAGTGTTTAGTTGTAGCTGGCGGCGGCGCTGGCGGCTCTGGTAGCACGGGTGCTGATGGTGGTGGTGGTGGCGCTGGTGGTTTACGCAGCGAAGCTAATTTCCCTCTCACTCGCGGATTAGCTTATACTGTTACCGTAGGAGCAGGCGGCGCTCGCGTTGCAACGGCGGCGGCGGCAGGCAATTCGGGGTCTAATAGCGTATTTAACGCGATAACCGCTGCGGGCGGCGGCGGCGGTGGAGCAGGCAGCACTCCTGCGGGCGCTAACGGAGGCTCAGGCGGCGGCGGGACTGGTACGCCACCACCCGGTGTAGCCGGCATTGGCAACACCCCTTCTACATCTCCCGCTCAGGGTACTAATGGGGGGGATGGCACCGGAGGGCCAAATTATTCCGGCGGCGGCGGCGGTGGCGCGGGTTCTGCGGGGGGTGTTCCAACTACCAACCGCCTTGACAACGGTACTGGCGGCGATGGTGTCCAAAGCTCAGTTACTGGCTCAGCAGTCTTTTATGCGGGCGGTGGCGGTGGAGGATGGGCGTTTGGCGTAGCTAGCACGGTTTACCAGTATAACCCCGGCGGCCAAGGTGGGGGTGGCAATGGCGTCGGAGGCACGGGCGCTAGTGGGGTTAACGGTGTTGATGGCACTGCAAACCGTGGCGGCGGTGGTGGTGGTGGCGGTAACTACAATAACAGCTTTGGCGGCAATGGCGGTTCAGGAGTTGTCATTATTTCTTCAGCCCTAGTAGCGGCTTCAACAACTGGCTCACCAACGGTTACCACAATTGGCGGGCGTACAATCTACACCTTTACGAGCAGTGGCTCGATTACATTCTGAGGTAGGGTATGGCGCACTTTGCAAAAGTTGAAGATGGCATTGTCACTCAGGTCATTGTGGCTGAACAGGACGTAATTGACAGCGGCTTGTTTGGCGACCCAGCTTCTTGGGTCCAGACTTCCTACAATACCCACAACGGCGAGCATCCTGAAGGCCGTCCGCTGCGCGTGAACTACGCTGGGATTGGCTACACATACGACGCAGAGCGCGATGCCTTTATTCCGCCCAGCCCCGGAAAGGGCTATGCGTTTAACGAGGTAACGTGTAATTGGGATGCTCCTCTTGAAGAGGCAGACGCGCAGTGAGCAATAACTTCCCCGGTGGCCTCATCAGAAAAACACCCGTCACGCCCGCTGGCCCGTTCCAGAGCGGCGCGGCTCCCGGCATGTGGACGCTTGCCGAGGCCAGCTTCTGGACGAAGCAGGGGCTGTGGCCGATTGCGGGGAACATCCAGCCCGTAGTCGAGGACGTGTTTTCAACGTGGCTTTACACGGGCAACGGCAGCACACAGACCATCACCAACGGCATCAACCTGTCCGGTCAGGGCGGGATGGTTTGGCTAAAAACACGGTCAGTTGTTGACAGCAGTCAGGTATACGACACAGTTCGTGGGGCCACGAAGAACCTAAGTACAGCCAATACTAATGCTCAGGCTGACTACACGACCGCCTTAACATCTTTCACTTCTAGCGGGTTCACTCTTGGTGCTGGTTTTAGCGCAAATACAAACAACGTTACCTACGCCTCATGGACATTCCGCGAAGCGCCCAATTTCTTCGACGTGGTGACGTATACGGGGACGGGTGCTAACCGCACCATCGCGCACAATCTTGGCGTGGCTCCGGGCATGATCCTCGTCAAACGCACTGACGCTTCTGCTGACTGGCAGGTCTATCACCGCAGCAACGCCAACACGCAGTATATGGTGCTGAACAGCACGGCTGCGGTAGCCACTGGCGCGACACGCTGGAACAGCACAACACCGACCGCGACTGAGTTTAGTGTCGGCACTGACGCGACCGTCAACGCCTCTGGCGGCACCTACGTCGCCTACCTCTTCGCCCACGTCACCGCGTCGGACGGGTTCATTCAGTGCGGGTCGTTTACGACTGACGGGAGCGGTAATGCCACCGTGACGCTGGGTTGGGAACCGCAGTGGTTGACTCTAAAATCGTCAAGCAACACCCAAAACTGGTTCACTTTAGACCAGATGCGTGGCTTTGGCGTCGGAAACACAACATCTTGGCCATTTCTTTCTCCGAACCTTAGTGCGGCAGAAGACACAAATTCAGGGTGGGGCAGCACGGCGACCGGATTCACAATGTCTGGGTTCTTGCCAAGTGCCACCTACATCTACGTCGCCATCCGTCGCGGCCCGATGCGTACCCCGACGCTGGGGACGAGTGTGTTTTCGCCTGTCCCAGTTAATCTGTCGGGGAATCCTGCGATCCAGATAGTTACTGGATTCCCGATTGATATGTTTATATACAAGCAAATCACTAGTACTCAATCGAACTTTGTTTTTGACCGCTTGCGCGGGGGCAATCTTCGCTTGTTTACAAATACGACAGATAGTGAAACAAGCGGATTAATTACTTCGTATTACAACTTCGGTTTTGATTATAACGACAGGGTTGTTAACAAGAACCCTGGGCTTACTGATCCTTCTTATATTGCTTGGCTCTTCCGCCGCGCCCCCGGCTTCTTCGATGAGGTTTGCTATACACCGGCTGCGGTGACTGGAACCGCTGTGAAACACAATCTCGGCGTTGTTCCTGAGTTGGTTATCTCGAAATCCCGCACAGCGGGAACGGGGCCTTGGCTTGTCGCGCCTATTGTTTATGGCAATGGACAAAGGATGAGATTGAACACCGCAGATGCGAGCGCAATTCAATTTAATACTGGCTACCCTGCCACATCGACTGAAATATACGAAAACGCTCAGGTAGGAAATTTTCCTGCGGCCCCTTGGGTTGCCTACCTCTTCGCCAGCGCCCCCGGCGTGAGCAAGGTCGGCACTTACACAGGCAACGGCAGTAGCCAGACGATCAACTGCGCGTTCACAACGGGCGCACGGTTCGTGCTTATCAAGCGCACGGACAGCACGGGCGATTGGTATGTCTGGGATAGCGCACGCGGTATCGTCGCCGGCAACGACCCGTATCTGGCGCTGAACACAACGGCGGCGGAAGTGACAAGCAACGACAGCGTCGATACGGACAACACCGGCTTCATCGTCAATCAGGTCGCGGCGTCCAACATCAACGTCAACGCCGCCACCTACATCTTCTTGGCCATCGCGTAAGGAGGACCGGCATGACCGAACCGCCATGGCTTACTGAGGCCCGCAAGCATATTGGGCTACGGGAGATTCCCGGTAAGCGTCACAACCCTACGGTTGTGAACTGGGGTATTTCGCTTGGTGCTTGGTGGAAGGATGACGAGACGCCGTGGTGCGGAACCTTTGTCGCACACTGCCTTCGTTCTGCGGGACAGCCCGTACCTGCTGAGTGGTATCGTGCGCGGGCGTGGGGAGACTATGGTTCTTTGCTACGCCCCTCTCGGCTTGCACCCGGTGCCATCCTTGTCTTCTCGCGTGGAGGTAGCGGCCACGTAGGGTTTTACCTTGGCGAAGACCCGTTGTATTATCATATCCTCGGCGGCAATCAGCGGAACAGCGTAAACGCCATGCTGTTGGAAAAGCCGAGGTGTATTGCTACGCGTTGGCCACGAGGTGTCCCCGTGTACGGTGGCCCAGTACAGTTAAGCGGGGGCGTTGTTTCTACCAACGAAGCATAGGAGACTATATGATTGATTTCGTTCTGAATCGCTTGCGTGAGCCAAGCACCTACGCCGGCTTCGCCGGTCTGGCTGCCGCTGTCGGCATTGCTGAACCCCTGTATCAGGCCATTGCCGCTGTGGTTATGGCTGTTGCCGGGTTGGCTGCTATCTTCTTGTCCGAGAAGAAATAAAGTGAAGCTCCTTACGTCCCTGCTCAGCGTATTTGCCGCCATACTTACATGGTGGAAACAGCGGGCGCTCATTGAGCAGGGGCGTAAGGAAGCTGCATTGGACGCCGTCAAGGAGGTCGAATCCCGTGTCGAGAAAGCTGAAGTTGCTGTGGCTACTCCCGATCCTGTGCGCAACAAGCGCCTGCGTGACCGGTTCGACCGCGCCGCTGGTAATCAGTGATTACTGCCGTATAGCCAAACCTATTGGCTATGATTCCGCTAGGGATAGCGCAGCGACCATAAAAGATATAGAAGAGCACAACTCTAAGTGGGTATGCCTCTGCGAGGATGACTGCCCTGAAGGAATCCGGCGGTAGATGTTCGGCATTACACCCTTTGCTGCGGCACCGTTCGCCTCGCTTGGCACCGTAAACGCGGATGTCACTGTAACGGGTGTGAGCGGCAGCGGCTTCATTGGTACCGTTATTGCCGGTGTCATTGTCGTTGTTAGCCCCACAGGGGTGTCTGGCACAGGGCAGGTTGGTACTGCACAAGTTTCTGCTGCGGCTAATGTCGAAGTCACAGGCGTCCAAGGTACAGGCCAAATTGGCACAGTGCAGCCTACGTCGGCAGTCCGAGTAACCGGTGTCTCGGGTTCGGGCCAAGTCGGTAATGTCGTTGTCGATGCTGACGCTGCGGTCATTGAAGACGGTGTTGCGGGTACCGGCCAAATTGGTACGGTTCAAGTCCAAGCTAAGGCTACCGTAGTACTCCAAGGTGCGCAGGCCACCGGGCAGGTTGGTCAGGCTGATGCAGTTGCTGCTTCCGTGGTTGTTGAAGATGGCACTGCCGGCCTCGGCTTGCTGGGCACTCCGGTTATTACGGGTGATGCTAATATCCAGCCCACGGGCGTACAAGGCGCAGGACAAATCGGTGCCGTCAACGTACAGTCTGGTTACCGCGTCAATGGCATCCAAGCGACTGGTTCGGTAGGCAACGTAATTGTACAGATCAACAAAGCCGTAACCGTTACCGGAGTATCTGCAACTGGACGCGTGCAGACGGCGCTTGTTTGGGGTATTATCAACGACGCGCAGGACCCCAACTGGCAAGTTATACCGACGTAAGGACGCAACATGCCGAGTACATATAGCAACCTCAAAATCCAATTGATGGCCACGGGTGAGAACTCCACTACGTGGGGTGACGTCACTAACACCAACCTTGGCACTGCCATTGAGGAGGCTATTGCTGGCTCTGCCGATGTGACGTTTGCCAGCGGCGATGTTACTCTGACCCTGTCGGACACCAACGGGACGCAGACCGCGCGCAATATGCGGCTCAACTTGATCGGGACGACTGGGGGTGTCACGCGCAACCTCATCGTGCCGTCCATCGAGAAAGCCTATATTGTCAACAACACCTGCGGCGATGCCGTGGTGGTCAAGACTACTGCGGGCACCGGCATCACCGTCCCTGCCGGTAAGACTACATGGGTCTTCACCAACGCCACTAACGTCGTAGATATTGTCACCCACCTCACGTCGCTGACGCTTGGCTCGGCGCTCCCGGTCGCTTCGGGCGGCACAGGGTCCACTTCGGGTAATGCCTCGGCGCTCACTGGCTTCAACGCCTCCAACGTCTCATCAGGTACTCTGGCGGTTAGCTTTGGTGGTACCGGTGCCAACGCTGCTCCTACGGCGCGAGTCAATCTTCTGCCGTCTTATGGCGGCAACGCTGGTAAGCTCCTTGCGCTGAACGCGGGCGCTACGGATGTCGAGTGGATTTCGGCTGGCGGCGCAGGCACGGTCACCTCAGTCAACGCAAGCACGGCAATCAGCGGGCTGTCCTTCTCCGGTGGTCCCGTCACTTCTGCCGGCACTCTGACCCTTAGCGGTACTCTCGGCGTCCAAGGTGGGGGCACTGGCACCACATCGCTTACTTCAGGTGCGGTCCTGATCGGTGCTGGCACATCGGCTGTTACGTCAGTGTCCCCCGGCACTGCGGCTAACGTGCTTACGTCCAACGGCTCGGCTTGGGTCTCTCAGGCCCCGTCAGGTGGCGGCGCGGTGTCTAGCGTCACGGGTTCTGGCTCGGGTATCTCGGTCAGCCCCACAACCGGCGCAGTGGTCGTTAGCAACACAGGCGTCACCAGCATCGTCGCTGGCACAAACGTAACCATCTCAGGTGCTACGGGCGCAGTTACCATCAACGCCACGGGTGGCGGCGGTTCCGGCACGTTCTCGGCCAACGACGGCTCAGTTTCTGCCCCGTCGATCTTCTTTACCGGCGCAACAAATATGGGCATGTACCGGGCCGGAACCTCGATTAACTTTGCCGCTGGCGGAGTAAACGTATTTGCTGCCACGTCTACTCAAACTCAAATTTCAGCTAACAATACGCAACGTATTCTATGCGACGCCACTGGGTCAAGTTTGTCTGGGACTATAGTATTTAGTACCTCTTCCACGCCGGCCAGTGCGTCAGCTACTGGGACCGCAGGAACGATTACTTGGGACAGCAACTATATTTATGTGTGTACCGCTACTAACACATGGAAGCGTGTAGCAATCGCTACATGGTAAGGTAAGCTTAATGCCCCTATCCAAACTTCAATTCCGGCCCGGTGTAAACCGCGACCAGACCAACTACTCCAACGAGGGTGGTTGGTTTGCTTGTGACAAAATCCGGTTCCGCTCCGGGTACCCGGAAAAGATTGGAGGCTGGGTCAAATCTACGCCGACACCGTTTGCTGGCGTGTGCCGCAATATGTGGAACTGGGTTACCACGTTCTCGGATAACCTGCTGTCACTGGGGACGAACGCCAAGCTCTACATCGAGGCCGGTGGTAACTATTACGACATCACGCCGCTCCGCTCGGTCAGCCCAACGCTGACGACGCCCAGCACGGACAACTGCATCCAGACGAGCACCACTGCACCTACGACGATAACGGTAGTTATTCCCGCCGGGCACGGAACGCAGACCGGCAACTATGTAACCATCTCCGGCGTCGTGGGTCCTGTTGGTGGCGTGGCTGCTAGCCAGATCAACGGCAATCATAAAGTCACTGTGCTGAGTTCATCGACGTTCACTTTCCCCATCACGGGTCCGGTCACGTCCAACTCCGCTGGGGGCGGCGGTACGGCTATCAGCATCAGCTTTGAGATCGACACCGGCAATCCAGTTCCGCTCAATGGCTACGGCTGGGGTACTGGCACGTGGGGCCGCTCTGGTTGGGGTCTTGGCTCTACAAGTCCGGTATCGCAGCCCCAGCGCGACTGGTGGATGGACAACTTCGACAACGACCTTGTAGCTAACATCCGCAACGGCGCGCCATACATCTGGCAGCGTGGGTCTACCGTTGATCCGGGCGCGGCTCTGAGCACGCGGGCTATTACGCTTCAGGCGTACGCCACTGCCAATAGTTATGTTGCCAATGACGTGCCGGTCAAAGTTATGCAACTGCTGGTCTCACAGCAGGATAAGCATCTCATCGCCTTTGGCGCAGTGCCCTTTGGTAGCACAAATGCGAACGACTTCGACCCCATGCTTATCCGTTGGGCTTCGCAGGATGCGCCGGGTAACTGGACCCCTACCGTTACTAATACCGCTGGTGACCTGCGTATCTCGCGCGGTTCGCGCATCGTTCGCGCACTACCTACTCGGCAGGAAATCCTCGTTTGGACGGATAGCCACCTCTACACCCTCCAGTTCCTTGGCACGACTGACGTGTTCGGTCTGCAAGAGTACGCAGACAACATCTCGATTGCCTCGCCCCGTGCCGTGGCAACGGCGTCTAACATCACCTACTGGATGGGTCAGGACAAGTTCTACGCCTACACCGGTCGCGTCGAGACGCTGCCCTGTACCCTGCGCAACCACGTCTTCCAGAACCTCAACTTCGCGCAGGCGGAACAGATTATCTCCGGTACAAACGAGCAATGGAACGAGGTCTGGTGGTTCTACCCGACCGCCGACTCCGAAGTAAATAACGCTTATGTCGTGTACAACCACCTTGATAGGCTCTGGTACTACGGGAGCATCGACCGCACGGCATGGCTGGACACAGCCCTACGCCGCTACCCGCAGGCAGCAAACACTCCCGTGGCCGTAAACAACCTTGGCGACGTGACGGTAGGCAACGGATATCTGTACAGCCATGAGAACGGTCTCGACGATGATGGCGCTGCCTTGTCGGCTTATATCGAGTCTTCTGACTTTGACCTTGGCGAAGGCGACCAGTTTATGCTGACCCGCCGTATGCTGCCCGACGTGAACTTTGATGACTCTACGGCCAACACCCCAGAGGTGACTTTGGAAGTGCGGACGCGTAACTTCCCCGGCTCCAGCCTCTCAAACAACCCCAGCGATGCTAAGCTGGTAATGCGGACCACGGTCGATACGTACACCGAGCAGGTCTTTGTTCGGGCACGTGCAAGGCAGATGGCGCTTAAAGTCATATCCGACCAGCTTGGGGTTCAGTGGCAGCTTGGTGCGCCGCGTCTTGATATGCGCGAAGATGGTCGGCGTTAATGGCTCTAACTAAGTTCCGTGCGGCTCCGCTGCCCAACCCACCTCCGGAGTACGACCCCCACTATATACGACAGCTTATCCGCGTGCTGGAGACTTACTTCTCCCAGTTGGATTCGCTCGCCCCTAACCAAGCGGAGTCCTACCGGGCTGATAATTTTTATGGCGGTACCCTTGATGGTATCTTCGCTGCACGGCAAGTGACTACAACCCAGAAGAACGCCCTAACGCCGCAGGCTGGCTGGGTAGTTTTTGACACTACGTTAGGTAAGCTGTCCGTCTACAACGGCACAAACTGGCAAACGATAACGTCAACCTAGAAACTTTGGA